TGTTCCACTAATATACTCTTGAACTTCTTCTGTGTCCTGTATGTAATATGTTGTCTTATAATCTTTTCTCTTGAAGTGTGGGAGTGTGGTGTCTCTGGTTATTGTATCAATTACAGTAAATGTACCAGGATCTGTTGACATTCCAACAGTAAACTCTCTTGCACTACTGATACCTGTGACTCTAAATGTTCCATTGAATCCAGAATTACCAGCACCTGTGGTATTGACACTACTCTTTGCATTTATAACTTCAACTAAAGATCCTACAGATAGATTGTGAGGCATCTCTGTTATAACATTTGCACTTGAGGAAGAGAAGTTAGCATTCGCAATGAAACTAAAGTTTCTCTGTTGTGCTACGTTTGTAAAGTTCTCAGATCCAAAGTATGTCTGAATCTCAGCAGTTGTAGATCCAATCGAAGTATTTGACTCTTGTAAAATATAACCAGTCTTTGGTGGTCTTGCGACTGCAACACCAGTTGCAGATGGAATTACATATCTTAAACGATAAGTTGTATCAGCCTCTGTTCTCTCGTCAGACTTTCTCTTAATATATGAACGAGGAGAGGCATTTCCTAATCCTGCTGTTCCTTGATTTAAGAAGTAATTGTAAATAGTATCTTTATTCTTTGCACCAGAGTCTGTTGTATCGATACCAACCTTTATATACCATTGATTCTTAACAACATCATCATATTGTATTGGATGGCCTATATCACCAGAATTCTTGTCAGATACTCTACTTACGATCTTTAATGATCCACCACGATTATTAAGTGTTAATGCAGAAGCATTCTCTGCATCAGATAAAGTTTTAGCAACTTTTAAACCAATATTTGTTGATACACCACTAGTAATTGCAAAGTATACTTCATTGGATTCTAAACCATCAGGTAAAGCACCATCTTCACTTATAATTCTGATTGTCTCACCATTCTCAAAGGTATGTGCTGAAGTTAATTCAAACTGATTACTTGTAATACTATTAATACCAGCAGAGCTTCTGTTTACATCGAATGACTTCTCACCACTTGACTGTGAGTTAGGCATCACAATTCTAGAACTAAATTCTGATGTAACACCAGCTGATATTGGAATTAAAACATTTAATCTATCAGAAGTTCCTGCACCGATTCTATATCCATCTAAAACATTCTCTGGTTTGACTGATGGGTTTGTTTGATCTTTTAGATATAAGCGTTCAGTCGTTGTTGTAACACCTACAGTTGTAGCAATGTCTAAAGTTTGAAACTCAACGGTTTTATCTAGGGTTGAAAATTCTTTTGGTGGAACTATGTGTGTAATATATCCTACATCATCTTGTGAAAATGCATTTTTCTTGAATCCTTCTGCAACTAATGCTTTTGCTCCAAAGTTTGAGTTGGAGTTGGTAATTGACATTTCACTACCAGTTCCTGATAGGAAGTGCTCTGCATAACCAATCGCAAATACAGATGCAGCCTGAATTGTTGCACCATTGATTGCTTTAATATGTGAACCTGAATATGTTGGTTTATATACTGCTCTTGAATCTGTGTTTAGACTTTCATTACCACTTACAGTTCCATCATCATATGCACCTGTGGTTGAGTTATACTTTAAGAATGCATTATTATCTTTCTGTAATCCAATACCTGTAAACTGAGCAACCATCATAGAAGCAAATCCAGATGCTTTGCTACCATCTGCAAGTAAACCATTCATTCCAAATACAGAACGAAGTGATATGTTAAAGATATAAGGAGATGCAGAAGTTACTGTATCAATTGTTAATGCTGCTGTAGATCCAGAAACTGAAGGAAGTGGATCGGATGGTGAGTTCTGAACACTATACTTGAATACTGTGTTGCTAACTTTATCAGTCACCACATGCTGACCATCGTATCCAGTTGCGGTAATTCCATCAATTACAATCGCAGTATCTACATCAACACCAGAAAGTGCAGAACTTGTTGTGACTGTAACAACGTTTGATGATGTTGTTCCATCACCAGCCTTGATGCTGCTGATACCAACAGATCCAGTCTTAGGCCCAGTGATACGGAACTCGTCAATTTTTGCTTGAATATCCAATCCAGTAGATGGATAGTCTGGTTCAATCTGACGACCAGATGTGACACCATAAACTAAACCAACCTTTTCATAATACATATCAAGGTCAGTTCTGGTATTTGATCCGTATGTTTGATATGTGTCGTTAATTCTTACTTTGTTTACACCATCAGCATACTCAAATGCAGTCAATTTATGGTGTGAGAAGTTAGGTCTGTATGTATTCTCAGTATAGTCAAGATACACAACACTATTTGGATCTGCATCAAATATAGAGAACTGCCAGAAGTAACTAGCACCAGTTACACGGAATATTGCTGAGTCTCCAATACCATCATTTAATGGATTTGGAACATATTTTGGTCTTATCTTTGTCTTTCTTAAATCTAAACCTACTAATGAAGTTCCACGGGGTATTATCACACCACCATGAATACTATTCATTTTGAATAAAGCATTATTTACGTTTGCTAACTCATAATTTGTTGTTAAATCCCATGCACCAAAGTCTGAAGTAGTAGAACCAAATCTAGTTCTAAAATTACCTGATCCATCAGGAATATATCCAGGCCTGTTGTCTATGACATGATCACCAGGATATAGTAGAATTGTTGTTTGTGCAAATCTATCGTTGTTTAAACCTGACTGATATGAAAATCTTGCTGCTTCTACTAAAGCTCTTTGAATTGTCTTGAAAGGACGAGTGAGAGAATTACCTTTATTTTCGACACTATCAGTCGCATCCAAGTCGTTAGGACTTACATACAGGATATTCCCGCGAACGTTTTTTAAAAAATTCTCTAATCTGGAAAGACCCATGTTGTTATTCCAATTTTATTCTAATGCGTTATGGATTATTTATAGTGTATATGAATCCAATATATTTATTCAGTTGCGATGCCAGCAGTATTTCCAGCAGCAACCCAAACTAAAAAATCCTGATAGTGACGATTATCCTCACTTATTGGGATACCTAATTTTAATTCTGTATCCTCTATATCTTGATAAGTTGATTTGATTGTAGTTCCATCACTTTCATATGAGTGATGATTTCGGTATTTGTATTTTGCCATAATTAGAGCTCCGCATCCATTGTAAGTTTACTTCCACTGTCGGAAGTTACTATGTAAGCATTATTGTGGGATAGACTTCCACCACTAGGAAAGTCAACAGTATAACTGCTTGCATGTGAAACCCAAGCACCACTACCAAATAATGATGGTGTTTCTGTTGATTGAACTGCAGTTCCATCATATTTAAAAGATCTGTTGGCAGTAGCAGCAACTGTTGGTGCTGCCCTCATCGGCACAGGCACAGGTATTGCAACTCTTGCACTATTACCTTCTGCTCTTCCCCAACCCCACATCATATGATCACCAGAAGATGCTCCATTTACTTGAAAATAACGCCTACACAGTTGTGTATCATCAGCAAAATTACGGTGCTCGAACGGTGTGGCTACTGAGCCTACTTCCAATTGAACTCCTGTGATTTCAAATGTCGCATCATTTGTAGTATACCACGTTGAAGTCATATCTTTTATTTTATTAGAAGTACTCCAAGCTGCCCAAGCACCATCCGTATGATCAGAGGTTGAAGTATCTGTTCCGTTAAAGGGGAAAATACCAACTGATAATCCTCTTGTATTGTCATTATTAAAACTTAAACTAGTATTACCAGGTATTGAGTGTGTAATTTTTGTCCATGTATTAGCACTCAAGTTACCACCACTACCATTATCAATCTGATAAGAATACATAAAAGAATCACCAGCACCCGCTTGATTTGTATAGAAGAAACCTGGAAACTTCTGAGCAACACTTGATTTTACCCAAAAAGATATTGTTATATAACTTGAAGAAGATTTATAATTCCAACCGCTACTAGAAATATCAAAATCTTCTATTACGGTGTATATCTCTACATAATCAGCAGCACCAGCACCACTCGACTGGTTTCCATTTGTAATTTTAAAAGATTTTATAAAACCCTCTTCAAATGGGCCAATATCACTTGTACCAATTGAACCTTGTTCTTGTGTTAGTGCTTCATCCGTTCCACCAAATTGGCATAAAAATCTATCAACAGTTTGCATACCCGAAGTTGTAGATGACGTTGCACGTTGATTTACTCTCATAGCTCCATTGATTATGATATTGCGATGAGAGAGTTGTGTTGCGTTTACTAAATTTGTTGTATTTACAGTCGTTGCAGTGCATATTCCAGCAGGGCCAATCTGAAAAGCACCATTTTGTATGTCTAAACGAGTCTTAGGTTGTGTGCTAGCTATACCAACATTACCAGCAGCGTCTTGATAAACACCACCAGTTCCTGTTTTATGTAACCAACCTTCAAATCTAATGTCTGACATTTTTATTACTTTTTAGTTATTTAGTCTGCAGCTTGTGCTGTGTTTCCCAAAGCAACCCAGGCCAAGTATTCTTGGTAATCGGTATTGTCATTATCGAATGGTATAGAAGCACTATCAGATAACCTCATTACACTGTTTACTGGATCGCCAGACATGGCTGGACTTATTAATTTGTAACTCATAATTCTGCACTTAAAGTAATTTTACCACTTGAATCATTGTCTGCTGTTA